TTCACAGAGAAAGTTCCATGATGATGGTGTGATTATGTGTTGAGTCTTCTACTCTACTCTCTCGTAGGACATGGCCCCTTAATACTGGGAAAGGTTAGGCCAATCTATAAATGTAATAAGTATCCAGAGAGATATTTCACAAAGGGCCTCCCCCCTAAACCTTAGAGAAAGTGATTTGCACTTCCCTCTACAATTGAAAAGAAAGATTTTATAATGAACTTAACAAAGATAACCCCACTACACACTAAGGATTGGTATGTCAAGTGGTTCGCCTCTATGGTTCTCATATCGGCACAACTCTCTACTGCTATGGGTGTAAATCCTTTTCCAGCATATCCTCTTACTATGGCGTTATACTTGGTGGGAATACTTGGTTGGTTACTCGTTGCATATTGGTGGCATGATCGTGCATTAATGATATTGAATACTATCGGTGCATTTATTATGGCGACTGGTATTATCAAGTTTTACTTTGGAGTGTAATCAGATATGACTATGCATTTACTTCCAGCATATTGGAACACAAACAATCCTAAGAAACGTAAGAAGAAAGTTGTTTCTGCAAAGATGGAAGAATCAATCAGACAGCATGAGAAGTATCTCGCAAAGATGGGAGTAGACCCCCACTATGTGCGAAAGGCCACCCCCCTCAAAACTGAGCGTGTTTCAGAACAGTTACCCTCTAGGGATATAAAGGACTATGAGTGGAGAGTGCAAACCAAACGTACTGTGAAAGAATACAAAGGTAATGCTGTGTTAGGTCAAGCGTATAACAAAGGAAACCTTGTTGTGTTGAGTAGTAGTGAAGCTAAAGATAGTGCAACAGGCAAAAGGAGATGATATGGTATATACTAGGATTCTCTCTGTGGACTGTAGTGTGTCTATGGATGATAAGTCAGATATGAAAAAAAACCCGTTTTTGGCGAGCGCAAAACTCGTAGCTATTCTTGGAGTGGTTGTTTTTATGATGAGTGGTTGTGTCGGTAATATGCCGAGTACGATAGAAGTTGCAGCAACTCTTGGTAAAAAAGCATATAATAAGTGTTCTACCCTTGACAATTGGCAATGTTTGTGGTATGATTAATAAAATGAAAGTAGTCGATAACCTTATGGTTACAAGTATCGTGAAAAGATATGATTATATTATGATAAGTGGACTAGCACCAGAGAGTGCAGCCGCAATAGACTTGAAGTTACTACTAAAATTTAAATAATAGAAGGATAAAATAATGAAGACAATACTAGCATATATACTCTTTTATATTGGTGATACAGTATGGAATATAATTGATACTGGAATATTACCAGACAAGTTGTATGATATTGGTTACACCATTTATCAAAAAACTATGTGTTGGAGTTCTGAACTTGATACTAATGATAAGGTATGGGGCCCAAACTTGATAGATATAGATAAGGAATAATACATATGCGAAAAAGACCAAGTGTTCTAAATGACTATACCAACTTTGTTGATACAGTCACAAGTGATGCAACTAAAAACTCCATAGACTTTAAAGATGCATTAGACATCATGGAAGAAAATGGTATTCAACCTCAAAGACTCATTACAGCTTCCATTGGATTGTCTGGTGAGGTCGGTGAGTTTAATGACATTGTAAAGAAGTTACTCTTTCAAGGTAAAGAGATAGATGACGATACAGTAAAACATCTCAAGTCTGAACTAGGTGACATATGTTGGTATATGGCACAAGCGTTAATCGCACTAGATAGTTCATGGGAAGAAATCTTTGATATCAATATAGGTAAACTGTCTGAAAGATATCCAGGCGGTTTTGATGCATTGAAATCAGCAAGTCGAAAAGAAGGAGATATATAGTGAATGATTTTTTTAAAGATATAATAAAGACAACTGGCAATGAGTATGCAGCCCTTGCTTCTGACGGAATAGAGGGTGCTGACGTAGGGGGTTTCATTGATACTGGTAGTTACATATTCAATGCTCTACTAAGTGGAAGTATTTATGGTGGATTACCTAGTAATAAGATTACAGCAGTTGCTGGTGAGTCTGCTACTGGTAAGACATTCTTTGTCATGGGTATGGTTAAATCATTCCTAGAAGCAAACCCAGAGGCTGGTTGTTTGTACTTTGAATCAGAAAGTGCGATAACCAAACAGATGGTTGTTGATAGAGGGATTGACCCAACGAGAATGGTTATCATTCCAGTTACTACAGTACAAGAGTTTCGTACTCAAGCAATCAAAGTATTGGATAAGGTACTTGCAGAGAAAGAAGATACTCGTAGACCTATGATGATGTGTCTTGATTCACTTGGTATGTTATCGACTACAAAAGAAGTTGAAGATACGTCTGACGGAAAAGAAACTAGAGATATGACACGAGCACAAGTTCTTAAAGCTGCGTTTCGTGTTCTTACTTTGAAGTTAGGTCGTGCTGGTATTCCTATGGTTGTTACCAATCATACTTACGACTCTATGGGAAGTATGTTTCCTACAAAAGAAATGGGTGGTGGTTCTGGATTAAAGTATGCAGCCTCATCAATCATCTTTCTATCGAAGAAGAAAGAAAAGGTTGGTACTGATGTTGTAGGTAACATTGTGCATTGTAAGAATCATAAATCAAGATTGACTATTGAGAATAAAATGGTTGATGTTCGTTTGTCTTATGAAAATGGACTCGATAAATACTATGGTCTAACAGAACTTGCGATTAAGTATGAAATCTTTAAACAAGTATCGACAAGGATTGAACTACCAGATGGTACTACACAATTTGGTAAAACGATTATGAACAATCCAGAGAAATACTTTACAGAAGATGTAATGAAACTATTAGATGAAGCCGCACACAAGGAATATAAGTATGGAAAATTACATTAGACGATACGACAATGTAGTATCTTCTGAATTTTGCGACAACATGATACAGCAGTTTGAGAGTCTTCCGAACCAATACGAAAAACATAGTCAAGGAGAAATGTCTTTTACGCAGATACATCTTCTTGCACATGAGGAATGGAAAACAGAAGTAGGACATCTCGTAGATGTATTCAAAGATGCAATCAAGAAATATAGAACAGATTGTAACATTGGATACGAAAGTAACATCTGGCCACAGAAGTATGGGTTTGAGGGTATTCGTTTGAAACGATACCTACCAGATGGCGTAGATCAATTTGGGAATCATGTTGATGTCGCAGACTATGCTAGTGCAAGACGTTTTCTAGTTTTCTTTTTGTATCTAGATGACAATGATGGTGGTTCAACTACCTTTCCAGATTATGATGTTACGTCACAATGCAAGAAAGGTTCTTTACTTATGTTTCCACCACTATGGCCTTGGTTACACGCTGGGGAGAAACCAATAGACAAACCAAAATATATACTAGGGAGTTATTTACATTATGTCTAAACTACTAAATCACTTAGGTGAACCAATCGAGAAACTAGTTAACGAATCTGAACTACCAACGACAGATCAAATACTACAAGACCCAATCACAAAGAAGTTTGTCTTTTTAAATAGTGAAACTTATCCAAACCAGACTTGTATTGGTCTTACTGATGAAACAGATTATCATGGTGTCATCTACAAGTATGGCCAAGTTACTATTCCAGATGAGAATAAATTACTTGACAATGAACACTTGCAATTACAGTTCAAGTATGATATACTAGAGAATAATGGGATTCCAAAAGAAAACTTTGGAGATGACTTTTTTAAATTACTTGGTGATATACTTTATCATATCATCATTGCACAATCAGAGGTAGGACATGACACAAACGATAGAACGAACAACGCTGAGCAATCTGGTATTCAATGAGGAATACTGTAGAAAGGTATTACCTTTTATCAAGTCAGATTACTTTGATATAAAAGAAGAACAAGTTGTATTCAATGAGATTGTAAACTTTGTAGACAAGTACAAAAGAATACCCACACAGATATCCTTAGAGATAGAAGTTGAGTCTCGGAAAGACTTGACTGAAGACCAGCATAAAAATATCGTGGAGATTATCAAGACACTTGACTCTACTGAAGTTGATATGGAATGGTTAGTCGATACTACGGAGAAGTTCTGTAAAGACAAAGCTATCTATAATGCAATTGTTGATGGTATCTCTATTATTGATGGTAAAGATAAGAATCGTAGTGCAGATGCAATACCAAGTATTCTTACTGATGCACTTGCTGTGTGTTTTGACAATGCAGTTGGTCACGATTACTTTGATGATGCACAAGAACGATTTGAGTTTTATCACAGAGTAGAAGAACGTATTCCATTTGATCTTGATTTCTTTAACAAGATAACTAAGGGTGGACTTCCAAATAAGACA